AAAAAATAAAAATATTATATAATATATATATGACAAAACATTCAAAAAAAAATAGGTACAATAAAAATGGGTTATTAAAAAACTCAAAAAATGCGTTAAGTAACTTAACATCTCCTATAACTGGAAACGCAGAAAAAACGTTTGATTTTGTGGTAAACAAAAGTTCTTTGATAACTGAACCCGCAACTGGTTTATTAAACGGCACAGTTGGTAATGTAATGAATACTATTGTTAAAACAGGAAAACGAAGAAAAGGCGGTAAACACGGTAGTCGTAGACATAAGACACGTAGACATAGACGATAAATATATAAATAATATTTATAATTATTACTAAATAATAATTATAAAATTGAAAAAATGAAATAAAAATATTATACACCGATGAAAATTTGAATCTTCAAGGGTGTAAAAAATAATTAAATAATACGTTTTAATCTAGTCAATTTTACCTCATGTGTTCCATTTTTTCTTTTAAAAGCAGTAATAATATCAGGATATGTTTTTTCTAAATATTCAGCAGCAGTCTTATTTCTTTCATATCTATCTGTTCCTAGCCCTCCTGGTGAATTAAATTTTGTTTTTGTCGTTATATTATTAAATCTTAATACTCCACCGTCCATTTTATAATATAATATAGTTTGTTCATAATCTTCTTTGGTTTCTGCTTTTATTGAAGGTTCTAATTTTTTATTATGTCTAGTAATAAATCCAAATGTAACCCCTATTATAAAACGCAAATCAGTCGTAATATTTTTATACATAAAAAAAGGATTACGAACAGGATAAATTCCCCAAATAAATAATTTCTCTTTTTTTAGTAACTTATAAGCATCTATAAAAAAATCATCTACATTTTTTAATTTAACTAATTTTTCTCCTTTTAACACTTCAAATTCTTCAACATCATCATCCATAGATATCACATATTGACCCTCAGGAAAATATTTTGCGATAAATTTTCTCTGATTTGTTATTCCCTTTTTACCTATTATAATTTTATTATACATATTTTTCGGTATTGCCTCTTCGTATAATTTATATTGCTCCGCATTAGCCACAAATAAATAAATTTTGCTTTTACTCACATTTCCTTCGATAAGAGTTTTAAGTGTTTTATTTTCAATAACATCATGTCTATTATACGTTGGTATTGCTACTACATAATTGTTCATAATATTGTAATACTATAATATTATAATATAATTTATTATTAATAAATTATTAATAAATTATTAATAAATTATAAATAAATTTATTGTAAATTTGTTAATTCGCCTTATTCATAAGGCGATATAATATATATATACCAACCCCCGCTAGTCCAGCAAAATAAACCTGTGCTAATGGGTCCATAGGTAAACCATAAATAAATTCATCATCATTTAAATTATTTTGGTTTAGGTTTTGCGTTTCAAATGTTTCTTGACATCTATTACCATTTAATGGATTTATTCTATTAGGAAATATACATGGGTCCATACCTCCTATGTCAGATAACGTAACATAATGTGTTTCTGATGATGAATTATTATTCACATCAATAGTTTGCATTGTAATTTCTTGACATGGCGGCGTAGAACCCGCTAAAAATGAACTCATTATACCATAAGGATTTAATACATTTAAATTACCCATCGCACCAGGAATTAAGCCTCTAAATTCACTAAAATTTACACCTAAACCTTGTGATATAAATGGTATATTACCTTCTGGAACATTATTTACATAAATATATCTATCTACCTGATTGTTACTTTTAACGTCTTGACATTTAGCACCAGTTTTTAAAAAAAATTTATTTCCTAATGGTCTGCCAGTTGCTGACGCCCTACTATTTCCAGTAACAAGTACTTCTACGTAATCAACTAATCCGTCTACATTTCGCCCTACTTGTTGAAGAGAACCATAGTCACTCATTCCTATTTGACTAGGCATTTTTATGTTTTTATAATAAGGATATGTTGGACCTAATAATTTGTTTTGAAGGTCTTGTGAATTATTCAATGCACCAGTAAAAACATTAGACATTATATAAATATTGTTATTTTATTTTTTAGTAATTATTATACATTACTTGATGAAGTATTACTTGATGAAGTATTACCTGACGAACTGTTATTCGCTGATTTATTATTTGTCATTTGAGTTACATATTGCTGATTAGATGCTACCAACCCATTTACTTGTGTTTGTAATGTATCTACTGTTTTCTGTAAATCTGCTACCGTTGAATTTAAACTCTGTATATCATCTATTCGTTCTTTTAAGTATTCTATATTACCAGCATTTTTTTGAGATAATATTAAAGCATTTTGTGGGTCATTTGTGTTATAAGTTTGATATTGGTCGGTCGCATTGGTGGTTGTTGTATTTGTTAGACCTTCTATTATATTATTTTTACTACATGCTAAAATTATTAAAACGATAAAAAATATTATAAGTAAAATAATCATTAATATAATATAATATTAGTTTTTATTTTCTTCTATAATAATATAAATGTCAACCGCTTATTTTCCACAAGGTATGAGGTCATCTATGCCAGCATCTGGTTATAGTAATCATAGTACAACTTATAATAAACAATATATTTCATGGAAGGGTACTGGACCAAGCAGTAACCCATTAGGAACTGCTAGTGGACATATAAGACCTCTTACAAATAATGATACTGGAAACGTATTTCAATCTGGGTCGTTTCCTTCAAGAACATATGCCAACCAACGGGTATTTATTCCTAGACCGATTAAACATTTCAGAAAAGGTCGTGTTATACCAAATCAACCATTAACCGATATAACAAATATTGTTGCGCAAAATCCGCACGACCGAAATATAACATTAAATATAGATGAAACGGCCTTAATTAATTATAATATGAATAGGTTTGTGTCTTCTAGTAAAGGCACTTCACTCGGTGGCGGATTTGGCGGTTCTGGATTGCTAAATGAATTACAAGAAAAACCTGGCGCATTTATAATAAAACAAAACCCACCTAATGAAGTAAACGACACAGAACAATTAAACGAAAATTGTACGTCTTGTAAAGGCGTCGGCATTGTATCGTCATATTATCCTAATAAAACATATTTAACTGAAAATCCAGAACAAAATGTAACCAATCCTGTATTATGTTGCAATCAAGAATACAAGGCAAAAAGACGTGCAATTTATGCGAGTACAAATTTAAAGAAAAATTATTATACTACACATAAACAATATTTACAAAATAGATGTAAAACATATGACCAAAAATCGTTTAACTTTTTAACCGAAAATACTTTAAATAATACTATATATAATTCAAATCCTTATATGGTTGCGTCGCAAAATAATACTTCGGCAACACCTGGAAGCCCAGCGTCACTTCAAAATACTTATTTAGCAAATTGTCAACCAAACACACAGATATATGATGCTACTGAAAACGCACTTATTTCTCAAATGCTTGTTATAATGTTAACGGAAGGTGTTTTAACACAAAGTAACGTAAATAGTTTCAATTCTCTTAACATTAATTCTATTTCTGGTTTTTTTACTTGGATAAATGGGTTACCAAGTTCACAAAAACAATCGGCAATAAATGTATTTACTGGATTTATAAATAATCCGTATAGTGGTATGCCACTGACGGGACCTTCTAACCAAACTGGTTGCCAATTGGTTGTATATAAACCAAATAATTATAAATATGCGAAACAAGGTGCGGTTGATAGTTCAACCAAAAATTTAAAACTAAATTATGATACTATAACGACAAATGCGGCGTCTATTAAAAACTATAATAATACAGGAGAAAACTTAATTACGGCAAATGAACTTTATACTGGAAATGCTAATAATGTATCAAATTTACTTAAAAATAAAGCGCCTATATGTAATGCGCCTACTATATTTCAGCACCAAAATAAAAAATTATGTAGTTATATGTAGTTATAAAACTTTACCCATATATCGTGTTCCTATATCTCAACCTAGCCCATATCGATTTTTCTCAGGCGGTAACGTGTTTAATTCTAATCATTTTTCACAGTCGCCAAATACCTATAATACAACAACTGTTAAGATAAAATAAATACAATAAATAAAATAAAATAAAATAAAATAACAAATATATAATGAACAAAACATTAATTGGAAAAAACGGGTATTTATTTTTACAGAATGATAGCGCTAAAGAATTAGAAGTTCATTGTAATAATTTAAATTTAATAACCGATAAAAAATTAGAACATTATAATAAGAATATTAATAAATATTTTATGGTTATTTACCCAAATAAGTGTTTTGTATATAGAGCACATTTACCAGACAAATATAAAGTTAAATATAGACCAGGGTTCGATATATACAAAAATAAATTCGGCAAAAAAATATTAGATGGATATAAATTATTAAAAGACTTAGACGACGTTTATTATAAAACAGATACACATATTAATTTAAAAGGAAATTATATTATTTATAAAAATTTTATTGAAACGGTCAATGATATATATAATTTGGAGTTAAAACCAAAAATAATCAATATAAACAAAGAGAAATGTGTATTATCACACAAAAATCTGGGAATTGGTGATTTAACTTGGGAAACTAATTTAGGAAATCAAATTTTAGATGATAATGACAAAATGGACACATTTTATTATTCTGATGATATACCAGATTTTTATTGCCGTCATATTATAACAAATGATGAGTTAAGATTTTTAGATTATGATTTAATTGATAAAACAAATTGTTTATTAGGTGATATTGTAAACTGGGTTATTTTATCGCAAAATATAATTTATAACAAAAATAACAATTGTAAACATAAAGTTATTATATTCTATGATAGTTTTTTAATTAGCATTTTACCGCTTTTTTTTAATTTATTTAACGAAATATTTTTAATAAAAAACGCATATCACGATACATTAATTAATTTAATAAATCCAGATTATATTTTTGAATTTAGATTAGAAAGATTTTTATGTTAATAATTCGCATTTGTTTTTTTACACTTTTCATACTACAAACTAACCAATCAAAAAATTGTGTTTTATCATTACTTGTTGTGTAATTAATTATGCTTTGTTTAATAGCGCAAGCATTGCCTGCGAATGAGGATGATAATGATATATACATTATATATTATTATTATATAAAAAATTAATAAATTACATCACATGTTTAAGTAAATATTACATAAACTAAATTGCACATCATTGAAATAATAACGCATTTAATCATCTTTTTCAATTATAATTTTTATCGGTGGTTTCTTATTTTTTTTTGTTTTTGTTTTTTCTGTTTTAGATTCTTCACTTTCTCCTTCTACAATAGTTTTATTACTTTTAGTTCTTTTCTTTAATTTTACTTCTTTTTCTTTTTGTGCTTCTGTTGGTACTTCTATTGGTGTTTCTTTTTGTACTTCTATTGGTGTTTCTTTTTGTACTTCTATTGGTACTTCTATTGGTGTTTCTATTTGTGCTTCTATTGGTGTTTCTTTTTCTGCAGCAATATCTTCCATTTCAGTAGACATAATTGTAACTTTTTTATTTAATTTTTTTACTTTAGGTTTTTCTGTTTTTTCTGTTTTTTCCTTCTTTTCTTTTTTATTTTGTTTTGTTATTTTTTCTTCTGTTATCTTTTCTTCTGTTATTTTTTCTTCTGTTATCTTTTCTTGTTGATTTTCTGGCGGGTTTATATTACTTTGTTCATTATATTCTTCAAAATCAATAACAACTTTACTAACATTTACTTCCATGTATTTTTTATAAATAAAATATCTATTTAAAAACGATATTTTTTGTTCATACTTCTTCATATTCGGCGCATTACCATAATCTTTCGATTTGAACCTATTTTTATTAATTTCATCTAACATATTTGCGTATAATTCACTAAACATTCCAGAACCATCACGAAGGTTTAATTCGGTCGCTTCTTCTTTATTTATTAATCTAAAACCATACGCATTTAACACACGGTCTAAATAGTCAAAATTAACTAAATATTCTGTAATTAATTGATTAATCGATTCTTGATAAACATCAATTCTATATCCAATGCAACTGGAATCATCCGCAAAAATCTCTGCATTATAACCTTTTACTACTTCCCATATTTTTTTACCATTTTCTATAATTTGTACACTTTCACCGAGAGGTGTATTTTTTAACATATCAAATATTAATTTACCATCATAAGCAGTTCCTATAAAATATCCATTTAATTTGGTACATTCTGACAAATTTTGTGCGAATCCTTTAAGCGTATCTGGGGTTTCTAAGAAATAATGTAAAGCAAATTGGCACGATGATATATTAAACCCATCTTCATGTTTACCATATTGCCTAGCAACGCCCTTACCAATATTTTCGGGGTCTTTTGAACCTTTACCAAAAATCGCCCCATTTATTTGTTTGGCTTTATCATTTAATAACGCTTGTCCACTTCTAATATTATACGCACTATTACCATTTACAAATAAAGCATAAGGCATTCGTTTATTTGTTTTTCTAGCCTTTAAATATCTCGCACAAGCGCCATCTAGTCTATTTTCTAAGTTATCTCTCGACAAATCTATACCATAAACAAACGATAATTTAGCGGTAATCCATTTTGATAAATCACCTGCTTTTCCACAAGCATAGTCAATTAAAGTGTCATCTTGTTTTGATACACTTTTAATTAATAATTTTTTTACATATAAATTATGAAAGTTTTTTAATGATTCTGTATAAAATTTACCAGCAGGTGTGTTATAATATTTATCTTCGCTGACATATATATCTGGTATATTTAAACCACTCGACAACATTTCTTCTGTTATTCTACCTGATGGGTGAATAGATTTCCAATTTTCATTAGCAGTTTTATACGAATTGCCATATTCTTTTTCATTTCTTAAATATCGAGATGTTTTATCATATCTAACACGTAAAGGCACCCATCTCCACCCGTCTTCTCTTTCAAAATCATACCTAAACTCTACAATGGTATTATCGCCGAATACTTCGTTTTTTTCAGTAAACATTTGTCTTGCACCATTACTATCGGTAGTTAATAACATTTTACATAAACCTGCGTTTATATCATATGGTTCAGTAGGATAAAACCGTTTAGGTAAATAATCATTTTCTGGTGTGTCTTCATATCGTTCATTAAATTGCGGCAATTTATCATCAATTATATCTTGACAAGGATTAATAAAACCATCTTTACGTTCGCTAAATCCACATCTTAATATAAGTGTTTTATATTCATTAAATTGTTCGTTTGATTGTAATGTAACCCCGTCGTCGAAAACTGAATTTATTTTATCTTCACCAGTAGTATTTTTGTCAGTTGTTACAAGAAAATCGATAGTATTATAATGTGGTGGTTTCCATTTGAATGATTTGTCCCAGGTGATTTTATTTTTGGGTCCAGCCTTACTGATTTCATTACTTCCTACACCAAAATAAGAATGCGTAAAAATGAGACCATCTGTTTCATATTCAAAACGACCTTCTTTTTCTTTATTTAAAATAATATCACAAGCATCAAATATTGTTTGTTTATTATTCATTGGGAAAAACTCTTTTGCCACAATTTTTATTGGTGAAATAAAATTATTTCCTTTATTTATTTTTTCCAATAATTTCGTAAAAGTTTGGGGTTCTTTTTCTTTATTTTCAATTACAGATACTGGTTTTAATTCAGAAAGAACACTTTTAAGTAAATAATAGCGAGATTTATACATATTTTCTTCTTTTTCTAGTAACATAAATGTATATGGTCTCACATCTTCTTTTCTATAATAGTATATATCGAACGCAGCATATAGGTTAATAAAACTACCTTTTTTATTATGTGCAATTAATTCGCCATCAATAATAGTATTAAAACATATTTCATTACTAGTTTTAGCGCCAGTAAATATAACATCCATATTTGTATTAATTAAATAAATCTTTCCTTTACTCGAAATAAATAATAAATGGCGATCACCATCTGCTTTATCTGTAACTACAAAATTGGTTCGTATATTAACGTCACTATTATTTTCATCTGGTTGTGAGATATTTACCATTTGTAGAGTAATAGAATTTGGACCAATGAAATATTGATTACCTATTCGTTTATTAGGGTCATATTCGTCTTTCCAGATTATTTTCATATATTCATCTAATACTTCGCGTTGTTCTATATAAGATACTGGAAAGTTTGTTCCTTGTAATCCACCTAACACATATTTTATAACTTTTCTTAATGATTCTAGAATTAATTCTGGTGTATTAAATTTGGTTCCTGGTCCTATTTTACTATTATCAACTTCAATCTCAATCTCATATACTTCATTATTATTAAAAACATTAGATTCTTCGAGAGTATATACAGGTATCATATCACCGTTGCCTTGTCTCCCATATCTATCTTGACCTCTATTCCCATATTTTACAATACTAATATCAACTATTACAGGATAATCAGGGTGTCTAAAACTAACACGATTTAAATACCTGAAAATTTTCTTAGATTTTTTCCAATTATCAATTGTAAAATTTTTAATTCCATAAATTACCTCTTCTTCTGTATTATAAGTAACTCTGAAATTGAAATCTTTAAAATCAACTGGAAAATACTTCATTACAAATTTATTGTTTTTATCCGTTGATATTGCGACCCTCTTGTTTACAAAATTAATACATGATGGTGTTTTTATGTATAACGCTTTTAAATCATTATTGTTACAGTATTCTTGTATATTATGAATGCCTGAAATTTCCGTTCTAATATCAGATAATTTTACTGTTCCAGTTTTACTATCCATAAACTGACAATTAACACGTAATAAATAAACACCTTCATTAACAGAACTTACGAACCCAAATGATTTTAATTTACGTATTACGTTATCGTAATCATTTCTGGTAAGAGGTTTAATCCCTTTTGTACCAAATTTGACTTCTAGTTCGTTCGATTTTTTAGTAGACGCAATATATGGATTATATGAATAAAACGCTTTTACTAAATCATTAAACCTTTTTTGTGGTGGGTCGCTGTTTTTTGCTAGTGGTTCTTTTTCTAACTGTTTATTTTCTATGAGTAATTCTTCTATTTTTTCTGTGTCAACTGACTCTAAAACTGGCGGTAGTTGTTTTTGATTTTGTTGGTTCTTTAAGTTGTTTTCATTAAATAATCTTTGTATGATGTTATATTTATCACGTATAGGTAACTCATTTAATTTTGCCTTATCTTTTTCATTTAAAGCTTCATAAAATTCCATTGCTTTCGAGTTTCCAATTACTTTTAATATATTACTTTGAACAGATTTATCGGCATATTTTAATATTTTTTGCTGGGTGTCGCTGTCTAAATTACGAAATATCGAATTTAATTCAGGTATATCATACGTCATTTTTTCTTGATTAATAGAAGTCATTATTATATTATTTAAACATATTTTTAAATTATAGTTCAATTTTTTATAATTTATAAATTATAAATTATAAATTATAAATTAAAGATTAAAAGCCTTTGGTTAATTTAAAAGCCTTTGGTTAATTTAAAAGCCTTTGGTTAAAAATTTTGAACGATTGATTCATATAAATCTTTTTTAAGTTTAGTTTTACCAGTTTCTTTATTTATAGTTTCAATATTTAATTTATTACATATTTCTAATAATTCTGTAATTTTATAAGAAGACATTGAAAGAATAGGTTTACCTATGTTTTCAATTTTAAAATGAGTTTCTTTTATATCGTTTGCCTTATTGTTTTTATTTATTTCATATCCATATCTGTAATTCTTTCTATCTCCTCCAGTCGGTAAAGAATAAAAAATAAATAACTCATCCTTATCATTTGTAAGTAACTCATAATATGTTTTATTTATTACAAATAATATATTAATATTTTCAATGGCACATAAAGTAAAAAATGTTTTTATGTTTAAATAATTTTCATTCGCTAAGTTGTTTTCAATATTACTAATCGCGTCAAACTTATGTGTTTTAATAATTTGTTTGTTTTTTCTAATAATATCTACATATTCAATCTTTATTTGTTTGGCAATTACCTCATTCTTTGAATACATCGTTTCATATTTGGTTTCTCCATTTTTTAAAATATAAAAACACCAAAATAATGTGTCTTTTTCTCTTGGAATAAATATATTTTTTTGTTTATTTGGTAATATTAAAGGCGGGAGTGGTGGAGGAGGCATTTGCGAAGGTTCAATAATTTTTTTTTGAACTGGGAATGCTGGAGTAGACGACGTATCCTCAATTTGTATTTGGTTCAACAAATGTATAGAAGAAGGTAAATGCGCTTTTTGGTTTTGATCATTTTCGTACATTTGTATTTGTGGTTGGCATAATTTATGCTTTATATATTTATTATCTAACATAACGTCTTGTAACTCACTTATCAACTCCATTATTTATTTTTGTTTTTTATCTTTAATATCTTTTGAAAAATATGTATTCTTATATTCTTCTTTTTGTTGTTCAACAGTATTTAAGTTAATTTCTTGTGCATTTACGTAATTAATATAAACTTTTAAATCATCAATTGTTTCCTTTTTAATTTCAGTTAAATTAATATGTATGCCATATTTATTTTCATTAATAACACAATTATATTTATGAAGTATCCTTAATATTTCAATTTGATTAAATTTATTCATGCTTTCAATGATATTACGAATATTATTTAGTTCTGTTATTGGATAACTATTATCTTCCTGTGCTATTTCATTTTCAATTACGTATGTTTCCATTATAAAAAATATGTAAACATCTTTTTATATCTTTTCAAAAATCTTTTTTTTACATTCTTTAATCTTCTATTGATATTCTTGCCTTTTGCTCTATTCTTGGTTGGTCTACTTTTGGTTTAATAATTTCTCCTATTATTGAAATATAAGTATCGTTTAATTCAAATCTTTGACCTATTACTCTTACATTGAATTTATCGCCTTCTTTTATTTCATTAAAATACGCATTATTAAAATGATGGTCCCTAGCAATAAATACAACAATCGGCGAAGGGACCTCTTTATCACTTTCTGCTTTAATACCTGCTTTTGTAATATTTTTTGCTACACACGAAATAAGCATTCCTTCAACAGGAAAACATGTCTCACACTCAAAAACCGCCTCAAATGATACACGATTACCTCTATTTATAACGCCGCTAGAATATGTTATTATTTTACTTGAATTTGGTTTAATATATCCTTCTACAATACATTTACCTTCAAAATTTATTTTGATTATGTTTTCAATTGTTTCACTAATATTGTTACCTATTGCGGTTATTGGCAATGTAATTGTTTTGGTTATTAAACATCTAGAATATATTGATTTTAATTTGGTGTCTTGTCGTTGTTTAAATTTACGATTAGGTTTTGTGGTCTCCATTATAATCTATATACATTTTAATCTTTTAATTGTATTTTTTTCAATTTTATTTTTTAATTGAAAAAAATACAATTATTCTAATATATAATTATACAGTTACAGTATAAAGTTTAAATTTTAATGCTAATTCAGGTGTTAAAAACCATTTTTGTTGTTTTTGTTGTGTTTCATCATAATATCTTAACATAAATTCTAACATTATACATAATTCAATAATATTAAGTTCTTTGATTTCTGGTTGAGATATAACATATTTTTCTTCCCCTATTATGTCATTTAATTTTTGTATTATTTTTGGCTTCCCAGATTCATCACATCTGGCTCCTTTATTTCGTTTTGCTGAAGTATTTATTGTTTTAAATACATTATATTTATTATTTTTTTCTAATCCAATAAATCCTATAATTGTATTATATTCGGTTGTATCAAATTTTGTTGAACCTGTTGAATTCATAATATCTCTTATATCTTCTGGTTCAGCAACCACCCAATCATTATTATCTTTTAAAATCATATATGTTTCTTTATTTAAGTTATACATTAATATTGCGGAGAATTCTTCTGTTATTATAATATGCTTTTCAAAATATGTTTTTATACTCCATTCAATGCTATTACGTTCTATATTTTCTAATGAATAAATATATTTCAATAAATTCAATTTATCCTCGTAAAATAATAACTCAATAATATGCGCAATTAAAAACTCAAACAAATAATTACTCATCTCTGGATATTCATTTGATAATTTACCCATTATTATTCCACAATGTTTATACCAATTATCTTCTTTACGCGGCAAAGGAGGTTGACTCATAAATTCTTTAGCAATCTCAAAATTGGTTCTTATTTCATCTACTATTGGATTGCTTTTTTCTTGAAGCATTTGAATAGGAGTAGGAATAGGAATAGGCACTTGGGTTTTACCAAAATCTTTATTTATTTCAAAATTAACGAAATTATGTTTATAATCTATTGGAACAGACCTTTCAAATATAGAAATATTTTTATCACGTAACTCTATTGGTTGAAACAAATAATATTCTCCAATATTAACAAGTCTACCATTTCTTCCGTATTTATCCGTAATAAATTCATTTTCATCTTCGATTAAATATGTTAGCGCAGAATATATTTGAACATATGGATATTCTTTTGGTGTTCTAATTAATCTTAACAATACGTCTTTTTTATAAAAAAACCCTTCTTTCATAAGCATTCTAATTCTTTGTAATATTTTATCGGCATTTGAAATAATAAATTGTTCGTTATATGTATCTTCGTTTAAATCGTTTTTATTTATTATTTTATTTGGCCTACAAGTATAATCACATGTAGCCATATAATCACACGCAGGCGAAAAAGGTGCGTCACCTATTTTATAATTAGATATTATTGCGCCGTTAGATAAATTTTGTTGAATTGGTTGTGATAAATGGCTAGACATTATTTCTTGTGAAAAATTGGTCTGGTCATGATTAATAATACAGTCAACAGAGGTTTCTTTAAGTATCCTGGTTATTTTACCAATTTGAATTGCCTTATATTCAGCAACACGATATACATATAAATCCGCCGCCTCTTCTTTATTATTTTCAAGAATAGTTCCGTACATAAATATTTGTACATTTCTTTTCTCAAATGGTAAGTCTTTATGTGATAAGTTACGCACTGCTCTACCAATTACTTGCTCTGGTCTATTCATATTATACCATGGTTCTAATATATGAACTTGTCTTATAAACTTTAAGTCAATGCCTTCTGAACCTGCCTTTGAAATTAAGACTACTTTTACTTTATTCCCATATATATTATCCTCACTAGTCAACCCTTTTACTTCATAGTCGTTATTTGGTGATAATCTTGTGTCGCCTGTAATCATAGAATAACGTGCGGGGATAAAATCTTTTTTATTTACAGGTGGTTGCATTGTCCTTACATCAACTACTTCAGTAGGTTTTGATTTAAATA